GTGGCATTAATTGTTCCATCTTTATGATTGGCTGGAGAGTAGATGGTGTAAAGCTTTAAAGCTTCGCTATCAGAAGTATTGATGATGTTATGATTTGATCCGGCTGGAATAATGATAGCCGATCCATCTTCAATTGTATGCTCCACTTCATCAATAATTACCTTACCTGTTCCCTCCTCAATTCTAAAAAATTGATCAACATCATGAACTTCTTCACCAATATCTTCTTTTGGTTTCAAAGACATCAAAACTAACTGACTATTTTTACCAGTATATAATACTTTTCGAAAATTTTCATTTTCTAAAGTATCTTTTTCAATATTGGCATTGAATCCTTGCATAAAATTCCTTTACAAAGTAACTGACTGATTTCCAATAGACCTTAATTTCTCTAATAACTTTGGCACTTTATTCCATTTAATTTTATGTTGTGCATTACTATCACTTGGATCAATTTTAAGTTGTTGTTTAGCTTTAACATATTCTTGAAAATCACTTAATCTAATACCTTCAGAGGTAGTATAATCAAAAATATCTGATAACTTACTATAAAAATCACGTAATCTTTTTGAAAATGAATCAAGATCTATAGAACGATTACGTTGACCAGTTTCCATGATATCCATCATTTGCTTAACAACATTAGTCGCATCTTCTTTTATCTGTTGGGCAAAATTATCTAATTCATCACCAATCTTGCTTTTAATATATTTTGCAATACTTGCTGATGAAATTATTTGTCCATTATCATCAGGAACTAATTTTTTTGTATAATTGCCTTTATCACTATCATATTCACGTGTTAAACCTTTTTTTCGTTCTTCACGTTCTTTTTTCTTTTCTTGACGTGCTTTATCTACACTAAAAAAGAAAATTTTATATTCAATTTCCTTAGGCTCAGTACTTTCAGGATCTTTAACAAATTTAGGAATTAAATCAACTATTCCTTTAAATGAAAAAGATGTTTTTATTCTATAATCAGGCTGTCCACTATAACGTGTATATCCTCTAAATGTTTTTTCGCTAATAGTATCCATTCCTCCATCAGATTTAATTATAGAACCTTTAACTTTGCCATCATAATCTTTTCTAATTATAAATGCAGGTGTTTCTCCTATAAAACCAACAACAGCAATATGTTCACCTTCTTTGAACAATTTACCCATTTTAGTAGGATTCATCAAACTCACTGGTGACTGAATCTTAACAGAACCTTCACCACCACCATGCCAAACAATTTCTTTTTTCCATTCTTTCGGTAAATTTGAAAGAACATTTGCAAACTTATCAAAATTTCCAACTTTTGCTAACATTTAAAACTCCTTATTTTTTTTCTATAATTTCAGATTTTGTTTGTTTAATAGTTGACATCATATCTTTAACACCAACTATAACTTTTGTACCTAATATATATCCAATCAATGTCATCAAAATTGTCAACTGAGTATCTGGAATATCTATTCCAATAATCCATTTATATGCTGCAATTCCAAAACAAACAAGCATCATTGTTCTACCAATAGATAAATTACCATTCTCTGTTGCTGGTGCAGCAATTTTAGCAAGAAATTCTTTCATTTTAATTCTCCTTTAATTTTTGAAAAAATAACATTTTTTAAAAGACTTTCATCTTCATTCGATTCTTCCCAATCACCAAATTTAACTGATGCAGGAGTATGATGTTGCTTACTATAATTATCAACTAACAAAGCTTTATCTATTATTTTCTTTAGCTCATTCAAACTTTCTTTATCTGTATAAAATTTTTGCTGATTCTTCAAATTAGCAAATGATCCTGACTCTACAACAAATGTAGGTCCTTCACCTTCATCTACAATTTTAAAGGTAACACCTGAATTACCAACATGCCAATATGTTTCACCTATAACTCTCATTTTTAACCTTTATAGTAATGTTGCTAAGAATGTGTCAATTTTATGTAATTCCTGATATTTAGTTTTAAAAGTATTTGCTACTGTCGGATCCTTAGCATGTAGCAATACTGTTATCTCAGCATTCTTTTTTCTAATATTATCTATAGCATCTCTTAGATCATTTACCACATCTTCATATGGTGTACCTACTAATTCTGATTCCTTACGTTCAGCAGTTTTTAAAATCGAATCAATTATACTGCTTAAAACTATGTCTCCTGTATCAAAATAATCTTCACCTCTTAACATATTCATAATTTCTGTTTCTTCATCTTTAGCTAAATGAAAAAACTTTAAAGCTTTTTCAGCATCTTTCTCCCAATCACGTTTATTTTTTACTTTATCATAAACTTGTTTTGCTATACTATCATAAGAAAGACCATTAGCATTTTTGTTAATAAACTGTAAACTTGAATGTACTTTATGAATATTAAAATCTAATTTTTTCTTTTTCAAAATATCTTTAGCATCCTGTAATGCTTTATAATTAACAAAATGTAAATTCTTTTCATCACCAGGCAATTTATATACCGAATCACCTAAATGTTTCTTCAACTCATCATGTGTATCTTTTAAACCTTTATAATTTATCATCTGCATTCTATCTTTTGCTTTTGTCGTTGGAGCTTTTACAACTTTATGATTACTCATATCTGCATTTGGATGTTCTTTTTTATACTTGTCATAAGCTTCCTGCGATGTAAAAAGACCTGCAGTTTTCAAAATCGAATCAATAATCATATTATCCATAATTTTTCCTTTATACTTCAATCCACTCAGCAGAAATATCTGCCTCATTATTATTTTTCTTTTTCTCTATTTTAAAAACAAGTTTAAATTTAACATTATCTTTTTTCTTTATTTGTGAATTAACAAATGCAGGAAAATCTTTCACAATTTTCTCAATATCACCAAATTTAGCATCATCTATCTTAACTACAAACTTTATAATATCATTATTATCTACTAACGTTTGTTCTTCTTTTTGTGTACCAAATCCATGACTAAAACTAGCATCTTCAATTGTTACCTCTATATTATCAAAAACATCATCAATTTGTTTCTTCAACATATCTATCTGTTTCAAAACAACATTAGAATCATCATCTACATTTTTAAAATGCACTTCTATACTTTTAGCAATAACCCATCTTGCTTCTTTTACAATTAAATCAACAATATTTTTCATCATAATTTATACTTCATATTAAAACATTAGAAAATTCAACCCTTAGTAAACAAATTTTCTTTTACACAATTTTCTTTACATTCATACTGTTCTTTATCTTTCCAACACTTACAATGTTGACAAATATCTTCTGAAATATACTTAGTCAAATATTTACAATAAGCCATCTAAAACCACCTTAATTTTCTTTAATATAATTCAACCTTATAACAATCTAATTGAATCAAGAAACTTCGTAGACTTATTCCTTAATCCATCTAGCTTCTTTCACAATATCTTCTACCATATCTACAGGATCTGTAACTTTATCTAATCTATCAGTATGATACCGTTGAATAAAATCTTCATACTGTGCAGTTTTAACAGACTCTTTAGCATCAACATACTTCTGAACATAATCTGTCAAATATTTCTTAACCCAATCCCAAGCTGCTTTATAATCTAAATCATTACCTCTACCAGAATTATCTTGAATAGATCCATAATCATAATCTTCGCCATCTAATTTCACCAAATTAGTATTACCAGCATTTATTGGTGGTATTAAAACAAAATATGATGTCTTACCAGTATTTATATTCCCTGGATACGGCAATTTAACATTGTCATACCCAAATCCTAATCCTTTTCGAAACTGACATTTAAAATACAAATTAGCACATTCCCAATCACCACCTGCTGCCATTAACTCACAATTAAACTCCCATTCAGTATCCTTATTCTCTTTAACTACTATTGTCTTTCTTTCTTTAACAGACTCATTATTTTCTAAATCAAATTTTATTTTAAAATGATCACAAGCATCATTAAATTTCTCATACCACAAATCTCTAGCTATCTCTGAATACTGAAATACCTCTTTATCTTTATGTATAGTCTTATAATCAAATTTCAAAGATGTCAATATCTTATTAGCAACTTTCAAAATATTCGGTTTAACATTATCTATGTTATGTATAAATTTCTTCATTTCATTCAAATCATCAAATGAATAATATTTCAATCCAATACTATCAACAAATTCTTTTTCTCTCTTTGTTCCTTCTCCACCTCTATAAAATACTATGTAATCAGACATTAACATATCACTTAACTCATCATATATATTTTTTTCTGCTATCCAATTTTTATCAAAAGGATCAACAAAACTAATAGTAGAAAACTGACGTTTAATCTCTTCACGCCATTCATTACCATCACTACAATCACCGCCCAAAAATATCTTTTTCATATTTATTACTATTTGATTAAAACAATAGAAAATTAGCTTATTATTTTAATTATATTGATAATCACATTTTTAAAGGAAACACATGACCATCAAAAACTTATTCAGAAAAAAATTAACTTCAGATGAAGCAATGTCTATTTTAGGTCTATCTAACATGCAATATAATAGCATGCACTTCGTATATCTAAAATAACTTATCGGAAATTTGAGTGAAGAATGGCAATGTGTCATACTAAACAATGGTATTTTGTTTTAAAACAAAATACATTTTATTTGCCAAATGATGCTTCTCCAGCAGAGCGCCTTTATTGTGTTCAACATAATATTACAAAACGACCAAAATGTAAATGTTGTGAAAATCAAGTCAAATTTTATTTTGATTCTTATAGAAAATATTGTTCGATAAAATGTGTTAGAAATGATCCTGATGCACTTGAAGCTCAGAAACAAACTTGCATAAAACGTTACGGAGTAGAAAATGTTTTTCAGTCAAAGATAACAAAACAGAAGAAAATCAACTCATATTTGAAACATTATGGTGCAACGCATTGGAATAAAGTTCAAGCTAATAAGAATAGAGTTGAAAAAACATGCTTATTAAAATATGGAATTAAAAACACTTTTCAATGTACTAAAACAAAAAATACTTTTTTAAAAAAATATGGTGTTGAAAATCCATTCAAATCAGATATTATCAAAGAAAAGATTCGAAAAACTTTCATAAAGAAATATGGCTTTGACAATCCACAGAAAAACAAAAAAATAAGAGAGAAAGTTAAAAAGACATGTTTGTTGAAATATGGTGTAGAGCATCCTTTACAAAATCCTGAAATATGCGAACGAAATCAAAAATATCGAACTAAACATGCTATAATTAATGGAATTAATATTTCTTATCAAGGTTATGAATTAGTTGGTTGGAAAACACTATTAAATTCTGACATCAAATTTTCTGAAATATGCTACAAGAAAAAAGAGATGCCAGTAATTACTTTTATGTGGCAAAACAAAATAAAAAGATATTTTCCTGATTTTTATATTCCACATAAAAATTTGATAATAGAAATTAAAAGTACATGGACTTATAAAAAATATCTTCAAATCAATGTTCTTAAAAAGCAAGCTGCAATTAATTTGGGATTTAATTTCGAATTTTGGATATGTTCAGACAAGAAAATTTTGGAGAAAATATGAAAGTTCTGTTTTTAGATATCGATGGTGTATTGAATTCTGAGAAATCCTGTAAGGCTAACGGAAAAAAACTACATAATGATAATCCACACATCATGCACATCCGCTGGCTAAATTATATCATATCAAAAACACAAGCAAAAATAGTAATCTCCTCCACATGGAGAAATTCTGCTTATTACGGACAAATGGGCAGATTTCTTGAAGAATGCGGTTTAATTGGTGAAGTAATCGCACAAACGCCAAAACTTGATGCATTCAGAGGAACTGAAATAAAAACATGGCTATTAGAACATAAAGACAAAATAATAAAATACAAAGACTCAACATGGTACTCTCATAAAGAACCAATAGAATCTTTCGTAATTCTAGATGATGATTCAGATATGATTGACATGTCACCAGCACTTGTATTAACTAATGAAAGATTCGGCCTAACAAAAAAAACAGCAACAGAAGCAATCAAAATTCTTAACCACAAATCTTTATGGAAACAAAAATGGTCAAAATTATACATAAACTAAAATGGCTCCAATTACGGAGCCAAAATTACCAGTAGATTATTCTAAATTTATTTATTATGAATAGGCGTATCTATCGTCTTACCATTCTCATTCATAACATAAGCAGCCTTAATACAATCTTTAATAATAGCAACAAAATCAGTATTTCCAAGATCTACTAAAAACATACATACTGTTTCATTATTATCATCAACACTAAACCTATTCTCTATATCCCTATACTTATAATAAGTATTCTCTCAATCAGCTTCCTCAAACAAAATACACGGCAATATAACTGCTGTCTTATACGAAATATTTGACGACTCAAAAACATGAGTACTCGTATCAGTAATAACCTTTAAATACATAAATTTCTCCTTCTTGTAACTTGTTAATTATTTCTATCTTCTATCTACTGGATATTTTTAAGTTGTTGTTGACATTAAACAAAAAAAAAGGATTGGTAAGAAATTACCAATCCTTTTATATAAATAAGAATTAACTTATTATTAGCGAGTTATAGCTATTTTAGCTACGCCTCTTGGATTCCATACGCCAATTCCGATTTGTTCGAAAATTGACCAGCCGATAAGGCGTGCATCTGGATCATCTGCAGGAAGAACTGTGATATCAATTCTTTGAGGAATGATAGCAAGGAATTTTTCTTCTGTGCAAACGTAAACTGTGCCGATAGGAACCACTCTTGAAACTATGATATCTGCACCCCAGATATTAGCCATGAGACCTGTTGCCAATAAACTCTTTTGAGTTACTGGATCAAGTTGATCACGTCCGAATTTTCTGATGTCAGAATAATCTCTAGCATTCATAAACATGCGAGCAACACGGAGGTCATGTTTTTCAATTTCTGCAAATGCATCTGCAAGAGCATCTCTGTCGAGAGCACCTGCTACGCCGATTGTAGTATTGAATGGAAGACCAGTTGCAGGGTTTACCTGAGCAGTTGCGAGATTAAGAGCACTGAAGCCTAAATCATCTTCTGCTGCTTGGATTTCCTGTTTCGCTTTGTCCTGAGCTCTATCGATCAGGTTATAGCGTCTTTCCTTTACTTGTGTAAAAGGAATTTTTGGATTAGAAGCAAGTTCGAAAAGAGGAATAAGAATTCTTTTTCCTTTAACGATTGTTTCTGGAGTTTGACCTTCTTCACCGATCACGATTGCTGGGACATTTACGTCTCTGTCGTAATAAGGAAGAGCGCCCTGAGGAAGAGGATCTACTACTGCAGCTCTGCGGAAAACTCCTTCGTAATCTAGACGTTCACGAAGAGGATTTTGCATCGAAGCAGCGAGTTTCATCTTGCCTTCGGATGTGAGGAGCAATTTTTCAATTGTTCTTTCTTTGTCTTGTGTAGACATACCGGACATGTTTGTTTTCTCCTGCTTTTACAGTTTTGAGTTGAAACCTAGCCATGGGTCTGAGGCAACAGGTGCTTTTGCAACAACTGCTACTACTACAGAACTTGTAGCTGAGTCTTTGGTTAATAGACCGTTCTTAGAGCAATAGAGAAGTTCTCCTGCTGCGTAAGTAAGATCCGCATTGTTTGCCTCATTACGAGTTTCGTAGATGTCTGTCTCATACGAGCCCATGGAGGTCATGACTGTGAGCTTTCCTGAAGCTACAGCTGGTGTGTTTTCGAATGGGGCCATAGCAGCATCATTGAGAAAGAATCCGACAGGAAGTGAAGCACCATCATTGATGTCTACTTCATAATTGTCAGAGTACTTTGCAATCATACCACCCAGAGCTCCGTCCGGCGTATCAGCCGTAATTTGGGAAGAGGTCATCCCAGCAGCGCCAAAATTCTGTTTAGAAAATGCGCCAGAAGCCAAAGTTGATAGAGCGTTTCTATCACCAGGGTAAACGATTCGAAGAGCCATTCGGCTATCTCCTTGTTAAGTGAAACTTAAAAAATATAGGGACTTAAAAACATTATTAGTAAAATTATAAAGGCAATAGAAAATTCAGCGAAAAGTTTATATCATTTGGTGTAATAAATTTTTTAGGTTTATTACACCAAACTTATATATAATAAGGGAATTACTCTGAAACTTTTCTCCAAATAGATTCCAATTTGCTAACTTCAGGATCATTAGCAAAAGTATTTTCTTCAACTGATGCTGATTTGTCAAAACCAAAACCATCAATCATTTTTCCATCATTTGCTCTTTTGAGTACTGGTGGAGTTTTCTTTTTAGCAGTTTTAGGTTCTTCTTCAGCGATTTCATCATCTTGTTTTTCTTCTGTTTCTTCTTCAATAACTTCGTCATCTTGTTTTTCTTCTTCGACTTTTTCTTCTTTTACTTCTTCATCTTGTTTTTCTTCAATCACTTCTTCTTTTACTTCTTCAGTTGCAACTTTTTGTGAAGAGCATTTTGCTTCGAAATCTAAAGCTTTTTCTTCTGCTATGTCTGCAAGTTCATCTTGTTTATCAGCTTCAAGTTCATCGCCTTTTGCTTCTGCTTCTTCTGCAGCTTTACGATATTTTGATGCTATTCTGTGATATTTTTTAGCAGCCATCATCATGATATCCATTTCTGCATCATCAGTTGTTTCTTGTTTTTCTTCAACTTTTTCTTCTTTAACTTCTTCTTTTACTTCTTCAACTTGTTTTTCTTCTTTAACTTCTTCTTTTATTTCTTCAACTTGTTTTTCTTCTTCAACTTTTTCTTCTTTTACTTCTTCAACTTGTTTTTCTTCTTTAACATCTTCTTCAATCATTTCTTCAGCAAGTTTTTCATAAGAAGCAGCTTTTGTTTCTGCTATTTCAGCTTTGTTATCAAGCTGATCAGCCATTTCTTCATCACCATCCTGTTGTGCATCTTCTGCAGCAACTCTGTTTACTCTAGCTATTCTTTTGAGACGTCTTGCTTCTTTAAGTGCTTCAGTAGGAGTTTCGAATTCTTTTTCTCCTGCAGTTTTTCTTTCGAGTCTGTCGATTTCAGAAGATTCCATATTTACAATTTCAGCAACTTTTGTTCTAATTGTTGTGAAATCATTTTTAAGATCGCCACTTGCTACAAGTTGTTTTGCAATTGCAAGGCCTCTGCGAGCTTTTCTTTCTATAACTCTTTCTTTTCTTTCATTGATGAGCTTAGATTGAAGTTTGATAATTGTTTTCTTGAGTGAAGCAAGTTTTGTTTCATCAAGAACATCATCTTGTAGTTCAACGTCTGTGCTAAGATCATCACCTGTAGCATTTTGCATAACTTCATCTTTACTTATTTCGTGAAGTTCTTTTTCAGTAGTTACATCTGGAGAAGCAGATGTGTCTGTCATTTGTGCTGATTTCTTTTCGAGTTCTGTAAGAAGTTCTGAAGCGAATGTTTTTGCTTCAGCAGGTTCGAAAGTTTCTGATGATGCGGTTACTTCACGAATGAATTTATCGCCATCATAAATACGTACTTTTGAACCAGATTTGTGAATTTTAGCTTTCCATTGAAATGCCATGTGTAATGACTCCTTTTGAGAAAATTAAGGTTTATATTAACTTGATCAATTCGTTACAATTTGAACAAACAACAAAACAAGCATTATAACTAGCTTGTTTTTTGTCGGTAACTAAATCATCAATAGTGTATTTATCTTCGCTATTGCATTTTTTGCAAATTAAATTTGTATATGATTTTTCTAATACTGAAGCATTTATTTTAGAAGCAGTAACAGAAATACCATCTTTTTTAATATTATCTATAGTTGATATTCCGAAGTTGATTGACATAAATGCAAACTTTTTCTGTAAAATATCTTCTTCAGATTCTTTATTGATTGTTGGATACATTTCAGAAAAAGAAACAGTCATATTAGGCATAGCATTTTTATACCATACCCATCTTTGTTCTGCTTGTCTAAAACCGCATGTCCATATTTCTTTAGATGCTTTTTTATCTTCTATTTCTTCATCTTTTAATAGATTTCTTCTTTTTAATATTTTAATAGCTTCTAAAGCTGCTCTTGCTGGTGATTTTGGAAGTGTATCTAAAATTTTTAAAACTACTTCATCACCTTTTGTAAAAATTGCTTGTGTATCAACACGAATTACTTTAAATCCATCATATAATTCTATAACATCATCAGCACGTTCTTCAAGTTTTTTAGGACTAGAAAATTTTTCAATTAGTTTTGATAGAATATTCATATTTATTTTTCAAGTGCCTTGATGAATTCTTTATTTGTATTTTCTTCAATATATTTAGTTGAATTGCCTGCTGATTGTTGTTCGTTTCTAATATCTACAAAATCTGATTGTACTGGACCAATTTCACGTTTATATTGAGATGGATGTAGATCAAAATCTCGATGATATTCGTTGGGTCTTTTAATTAATGCAAAACTTAGTTTTTTTTAATTGGGAAATATACTTTTTCATTAATTTCTGTTTTATATATTTCAAAATCATTATTTGATGATACAAATTCAAGTGTTTCATCTTTTGAAATAAGTGCATCACCATCTTCATCATAAATATATGTATCATTTTCTTTCGAAACAGGAATATCTTTTGAAACTTTAAATGATTTTCCAAATGCTACTTTTTTGACAGTTACATTAGATTTTCTAATAGCAACATTTGGATCAGCAATAAATTCATCTTTTGTAAGATCAAACATAATTATATTTTCTATTTGATCTTTTGTTAGTTTTTGTATAGCTCTCCAATCAAAACCTAATTCTGTCAATCTTGATTTATCTGCATAAGAGACAAAAGCTTCTACTATTTTAGATTCGATTATAAAGTTACATTTTGAGCATTTTGAAATACCATTATCAATTGATGCAGCTTTAAATTTCCATGTTTGTTCTGAATGTGAACAATTAGGGCAAATTATTTTTGAAACTTTAGAACTTATGAAATCTTCTTTTTCACAAATAGTTTGTTGCTGCTGCTGATTTTCTATATTTTCTATTGTATCAAAATTATCAGTTGTGATTGAAAAATCTTTTTGATTTGAATCATTTTCTATAGGATGTAAAGCCGTTTTACCAAAAAATGATTTTATTATTTTTTGAAGAATTGATGATGATTGTTTTTCTTGTTGCATAGTACTAGAAATAATATTTCTAATATTTTCTAAATCATTAACAGAAAGATTATCTTTTACATTTGTATCAGCTGTTTTAACTTCAAGATCACCATTATTTTTAATTGTCATTTCCATATCTGCTGATGCAGCTTTTAAAAATGTATTTCCAGTTGTAAAATTTTCTATTTTACTTGTTAAAATATTAGCTAATAGTTGATTGCTTAATTGAGAAGATGAAAGTATTTTGCGAAATACTGCTCCAGCAAAAGCTGGATTAGCTACTAAAGATACATCAAAAAAAGTATTTCCTTTGCATAATTCAGCAGCTTTTCTTAATTTACCATCAGCACATTTGAACATTCTACCTTTATTGCCAGGTTTTACGTGATCGCAATAATCTTTAGAGTCTTTTGCTTCATTGCCACAAATTGTACATACTGTTTTTTCAGTAGAACAACCCATAGAAACAGCATTAATGATATTAGCTAAAATATTATTAACTAAATCTTCATGTCGTTTATCTACAGAAAAAAGAACATCTATTAAAATTGTATCTGGCAATTTTCTTGCAATTGCATCAATACATTTTCCTTTAGCTTTTTCTAAATTTTGATCATGTTCAACGAAAGTTATTGCACGTCTAAAAGATGGATAATCTGATTTTAAATCTTCAACTGCCCATGCATCATCATTGTCATTTATATATTTTTCTGTTTCAGGTGTTATCCAATAACCATTTTCTTCTGGTGTAACACCAGCCATGATTGTTGTATGTATATAAATAAATTTTTCAGGATCTACTTCAGCTACTATTTCAAAATTAGAAGTTTTATCTGTTTTTGCTTCTTTTTCAACTGGAATATCTATAACTGCTGTTTCTAATCCTGCAGATTTTTTAAAATCAGACCATTGGTCTAAAGTTGATATTACTTGAGAATTAGCAATTTTAAAAATCGATCCAATTTTTTGAAATGGCATTATATTTTCCCTCTAGAATTTAGATAAAACGAAATTATAAACACTTTAGAAAATTCAGATTCTTACATTGTGGCTGAAAATGCTAAATATAATGAAGTATTATTTTTAGGAGCAACAGCACAATATCCAAAACTTTGAAATCTATCTGTAATAGGATCACCATTAGGATAAGTATGAATAGGAAATAAAGCTGTATCAGATTCATCTTCTATTGTGATTAATCCATTTTCAGATACATATAATTTATCATTAGGTTTGTATTGTAATGAAACAATTGGTCCTAACCCATGTCTTGCTAAATATCCTAATTTTTCAAATGCTAAAGTATATGCAAAACAATTTCCATACATAACAACAGTAGTACCATATGTTAGATTAGATTCTTCAGTAGCTGTATGTTTAAATTGTGCATCATTTGAACCATATATTAAAAAAGCACTCCATCTACCATCTGCTATATCTATTGTTGGTGAAGAAGATGGATCATCAACGAATTTAACAAATTCGCCTCCATTCCATTTTTTATTTAATAAGTTTTGTGATATTTTACATGGTAAAGTATTGCCACGTAAATATATGACTATATTTTTATCTAATGTTGGTTGTAATCCAAATAATGTATTTGATATTTTAACGCCTATTATATTTTGACTCATTATTACATCCTATTCTGTTCAAGGAATCTTTCCTTAAGATCTATTGAGTTTCTATGTCCTTTTTCATCTTTTATTTTATGTCTAGTTGTTAGCATTTCATTATCAGTTTGTCTATTACCATCATTAAAATCATTTGATCCTATAGGATCATTAAAAAAACCTTGTTGTTGTAAAAATATAGAAGCATCACCAACACTATTTGATTTACCTTTAGCAGTGATTTGTTGTTGTGGTGTTACTTCTTCCATTATTTGATCAACTAAAACATCTTTTAGTTTAGTTAAATATTCATCTATTTGTTGTCTTGTATGTAAAACATTATCATGTTCAATCATAAATCCACAACTTTTACATAGATGTATTTTAACAATAAGTTTTTGTTTAGTTTTATATAAAGGTGTTTTACATACAGGACAAATAAAAGTTTTAGATTCTAATTCTTGTCTTGTAGGTCGATAAATTCTACCTTTATCAAAATAATAAAGCGATTGTTTTTTCATTCATAATTCCTTAAGATAAATCTTGAAGCTTTTTTAGTTGTACTTGTAATTATATCACTAGCAATTTTTTTTACTATATTTGTTTGTTTATTCATAAGCTTCACAACCCTTATTTTTAAAATTCCTTTTCCATTTATTGTAGGTAATCCAAAAGCATCAGTTCCTATTTCTTTTACTACAACCTTTTTATTTTTAAAACGGCCAGTTAAAATAACATCACCTATTTCAATTGGTATTTGTATCATAAAAATTTCTTTTGTTTCTTTTTATAATCTGTTGGTACAACATAATTACTGAAAATTGGAATACAAGCAGCAACATGTTTGCATATTAAATATTTTCTTTTTTTATCTCTTACATTAGGTGTAGAACCATCAGAATATTGTCTTTCACTATAATCTTTTTTCATTGCATTATAATCAGCACCATTATATTTCCAAGCATTACAATTACAAGATACTTCTATATCTCTTCCTATCATATCTGGAGATGTTTGACCTTTTAATAATCTAAATCTAACATTATATGGTCCTTTGCTCCATTTTTCATTACATTCTACTTTAAAAATCCATCTACCTATTTTAGGAGTTGCTTTAGTTAAACTTGCATTGCAACCTTTTTCATATTTTACAGATTTAGCACTTGTATTTAATAATTCAGCTATTGAATAAGCTTTTTTAATAAAAGCTGATTTTCTCATTAAACTTGCTACTGAAATTATATTGAATAAATCTTCTTCTTTTAACATTTAAAACCTTATTATTTTTCAAATATTTTTTCTACTTCAACTCTAATTACTTTTCTTTTTTCATCAGAATCATATGTTTTAGCCAATTTAGTTTCTATAGAAAAAGAATTATCTAAAATTTGATCTGCAAATTTTTCTTTTGCTATTTCAGTTTTTTCAGATAAACTTCCATTTTCTATTTTTTCTGCATAAAATTGTGGTAAATATTTTCTTAAAACTTTTATTCTTTCTCTTGAATTACCATTTGAAGAAATTATTTCATCTTCTAAAGCTAAAGCAACTCTTCTAGAATTTTGACTCATTTTTATTTTGAACATTTTATCTGTCCAACCATCTTTTTCTATTTCTTGTTTTGCTACTTTTAAAGCTACTTCTTCTTTTTTATCTTCAGGAATTAAAATTGATTCCATTGTTTCATTAGCAAATAATTTAACTTTCTTTACATCAGTTCTCTCAGGTTTTTGCCTTTTTTCTAAAGGTACTTCTAATGCATCAACTGAATCTTTAACTCTTCTTCTTATTCTATTAACTCTTCTTTCATATTCTCTTTCATCTCTTGTTTCAGCAATTTTATCAATTTTGTCAATGTTGTCAATTTCGCCTTGTTTGATTATTTTATCTTTATTAGCAAACATCATATTACCTTTATCTTCTTCAGGTAATTCGACGCCTAATTCTTTTGCTCTTTGTTTCGCAATAGCTGGTGCTAATACCCTTCCGACCTCTGTAGCAACACCTCGCATCTGTTCGAAATAGTTAATATCCAATGGAGTTCCTTGGAATTTTTCTAGTCTCTGTTTAACTGTTTCAGGATCAAGACCAAATGATTCCAACCATGTTTGCATATCAACTTGACCTTGATTAACCATTTGTGAAAGCATCTGTTTGTGAGCAGTATCATCAACAAAATTCAATCTATTCCATTTTATTTTAGGATATATATAACGAATTTGTTTTTCTTTTTTTAGTGTACCTTGAACATATTCACACCATTCGTTTCTTTTAGCCATTGGTAAAAACAAACTATTTATAATCCATGCTTCCAATCTTTCTCTATAAATAGAATATCTTTGATTCATTACTTCAAGAACTGTTTGTCCATTAGCAAATGATCCTTCACCTAATAGAAAACTTTTATTTATCATTAATCCAATGAATAATTCTTCTGTGATCCAATTCCATTCTGAATCAAGTTGCATCATAGATTGACCAGTACCAATTAGTTCCCAATGTAATTCGTAGTTAGTTATGATAGCATGATCAGGATTATTAAATGCTAAATCAACTTGTTCACGAATATCATCAATATCTACATTTGATGCATTTTCTGTCCATAACAAATGTTTAGGTGTTAAATGTCTTGATGCAATTGCATCTTGAGCTTGACGTAATCTGTCTTTATATACTAATGGTTTGAAATTTCTTTCAATTAAAGAAGAACCAATAGAATCATAATCTGCCATTTTATAAGCTATATGTGCTATATTGGATCCTAAATTAGCATCTGTATTTAACGGTATTTTTTTTCCACTTCTTATTAGATCAATAACATCTTCTGGTAAACTTTGATAAAGTAAACCAGTTTTTGGATGATTTTCACCGTTTGATACTATTTCTTTTAAACGATCATTAGGTCTTAAATCAACCCTCATTTTATTTGTAAATTCTAATTTATCTATTTCTACATAATCTGGATCTAGTAAAGTAATTCTAGTCCATCTTCCTTGTTTATCACTCCATTGTGAAAAAGGAAAAACATTACCAATTTTATAATATTCTACACCTATTTGAAGTAATTTATTAAATAGATCCAAATTACTTGTAGCACACATATCTTCATATTCAGATCTAATTTCTTCACATTTTCTTTTATCAGAACCAGTAGGTTGTGTTAATCTTATAGTTGATATTGGAAGTTCTGCGTGGGCATCTATAGCTGTTGCAACTAAAGCATCATATTTATAAAAATATCTACACCATGCATTTATTTCAATTGGATCACGAGGCATCAATAAAGAACTTGGTTCATATTCAGGATGATAGAATTGAGGACTACCCATTCTAACATCTGTACCACCACAAGATGCAGTTTTAGTCATTTTACTTGACATTTTATTAATTACATTCAAGACTTTTTGATTATATTTTCTTGGCTTACCTTTGTAAAATTCTGAAGATAATATCTTCGAATCATTGCCAAATTTCATAATCGCACCATCTTTGTGAATTAATTTTTTGCGATTGATCATTGATTTCTCCAGTATAAAACTTTTTAATCTATGTTAATTTTTATTTAATTTTTGAGTTCATTTATTGTTTCAGGAATTTCATGTTGCAATTTTCTTTTAACATCACCTTTTTCTAACCACTTCCAAAATTTTAATAATTTAGGAATTTTTTTAAGAATGACAATTATTTTATTCAATATTTTTTTCATTTATTTGCTACTTTATGACGATACTGCCATAACATTTGTTTTTCATTTAACAAATAATCATAAATATCTTGTACATTTGCACCAATTTGTGGTGCTAACATATTAGCTAATTCTTGAAAACTACAATCAGATTGATTTAATTGTGCTTCTATTAGTTCTAATTGTTTAGTATTAAGATTTGCTTTTTTAGCGAAAATTATTTGTTTAATCATTTTTTCCATTGATGCCTCTTAATCATTTATTATCAATAATTTTTTAACTCCATAACTTTGTCCTTTTGGAATAAAATGCCATCCGTGAGTATCTTCTCCAGAACCATCCTTATCTTCTTTAGAAAAAATAAATAGAATAGAATTTTTAGTTCTTGGATTTGTTAGTTTTACGCCAAATTGTTTAGCCTGTGCAATATTAATATTTTTTTCAATTCCAGATAATTCAAATACAAAACTTTTTGTGCTATTATCATACCAACGTTTTTCAATTTCTAATTCTATTGGTTGTCCGAAAGATAATCTTCTTAAAGCTCTTTTTATAAAAGATAATTTTGATGCAGATTGATTTATTGAACTATTTAAATCTGCATTATCAACTATGTTAAAATTTTCTATTTTCTTTTTCAACATGTCAATTTCAGCTTGCAAATCTTTTTCTTTAGATAAATCTTCTATTTGTTTTTTTAATGTGTCTAATTCTTTTTGAACATTTTCATCTGTTACTGGCTGACTTTCACTTGTAGTTTCTTCAGTAATTGAAGTATCTTCAGAAGGTTTTTCAGTAGTTTCAGAACCAACCTCGGAATTTTCTGTAGAATCAAGTGAATTTAATTCTTTTTCAATTTCAGCTAATTCTTCTGGAGTTTCAGCTTCTTCTATTTTCTTTTCAAGTTCTTGTGCTTTATCAGCAGATTTATTCATTTTTTTAGCCTCTTATCTTTTAAAAATTCAACATTTTTATATGCTAATGATAATGAAGATACATTTTTAGTAAGTTCATTATTCAAGTCCAAATAATGCATATTTAATTTTTTTAATTTATTTATATAACCATCTACTGCAATATCTTTTTCATATTGTAATGAATTTAACTGTGTTGTTAAATGTTGTGTTTGTTTTTTTAATGATGAAATAGTATCTAAAATTTCAGTAATTATTTTCATCTATAGCATCCTGTTCCAAAACATTTTTTTCCAACTAATCCAGCATTTTTTGCTTTCATCAAATTCGTTGAAATTTTATTATTTGTTAATCGTCTCTGATATCCTAAATATGAATTTGCATATTTATTTGTTCTGGTTCCTGTTATACTTGCAGTATTTTGAAGTATTTCTTTATCAGTGGCAATATATGTAGCATTTGCTAAAACGTCTGCCAAGTCATCCTCAACTATTGTACCTTGTGTTGGAGCTTCTACTTTAAATTCTCTTTTTCCAACTTTTATTTCTTGTAATGCTTTTAATTCTGCTACACCTTCTTCACATTGAAATAAATCCATTTTACTTTCATAAAACATTGAGCGTAATTTACCATATATTTTCATATTATAATTTCTAGTAAATGGAGTTTTTTGTGCATCATATCCGCGTTTCTTCAATTTATTAACTGCACTAGAGCTATCATATTGGTCATATACTATTTTAGCAATTTTGAATCTATTACACAAACCGAAAATATAATTTTCTACGATTTCTGAATCTATATATTCTAAATCATATGATTCAGAATCATTACTTTCTAAAGTCCATTTTTTCCATTTGTCAACTACAACAATTTGTTCTTTTGATTTTACGCCTTCTTTTTCTATTTCACGTAATTCTACATGTACCATACAAAGACAATATCCATTTCCTTTAGAAGAAGGGTCAACAGCTATATAATGAAGTACATTATTCAACATTGGTACAGATGATTCACCATGTCTTTTTATTGCTGCATCTATTTTTTCAGGAAATTTGAAAAAACCAGCAGCTACTGCAGAAAATTCAGCACCAAATTCTGTATTAAATGATTCAGGATTTCTAGCTCTTTCTGAATCCAAAAATTCAAATGTTATAGTATCATTCATTTCCCATGTTGGTAACTGGAACATTCTTTTATTTTGATCACCAGGTTCTTTTTCAGAACCTTTAGCTTGTAAAAATAAAGAATAAAAAATTCCACTTTTTGAATATGGAGAAGATACACATAATATTTTACCATCCATACCAAATGTAGCTATAGATGGAGATACTGCTTCATAAATTACTTCGCCAGATCTATTTCCATCATTATCAATATAATGCGCAACCTCATCAAGAATTGCAACAATAACAGTATGACCGCGAATACCTCTAGCAGTACATGCTAATGCTTCAACTAATATTGAAGCATGTTGATCTAAAGCTTTACCATGATACCTAACTTCTTCTTTTAAAAGTTCTAAATCTCGTTTGGTTCTTAATCTTATTTCTGATTGTGTTTTACTTTCAACATATGGTAAAAACCATTTAGAATTTAAAATTCTATTTTGAGTTGCTTTTGCTAAAATTAAAGCTTGATCTGATGTTGATGCAATATTGATAATTTTAATTAATTCACCTTGAGGTAATTTATAATATCTTTGAGGATCACCTTTAATAATCAATTTATATGCTTCATATGAACTAATAATTGATGCTATAAAAGTTTTTCCTGAACGTCGTCCACAAGCTAAAATCAATTCTGTACAAGAATTAATATTTTGTGGTGTTAATAAATTAGTTCGTCCTTGAGCAATTAAAAAATTAGCATATTCAACTTCAGTAAACATCACACCTTTTTTATCAAAAGGATATGAACGAATATTTATATATTTGTTTGTATTATCTAATGGAAGATTATAAAAAACTTTTAATACAAATCTTTCAGCACCATGTAAAGGTTGATTTAAATAAAATGGATGTTCACAAAATGTAATAATATCCAATTCTTCTTCAATACTGTCTACAATTTTAGATGTTGCATCTTCTAAAATCGATTCGAAAACAGAAGTAGAAAAATTGTGTTTTTTCTTCATTTTATTTCAAAAAATTCAAATATTCAGATGCTAATTTGACTAATCTACTACGTTTGTGTGCTCTAATATATGAATTTAAAATAGGACTTCTTTTAAGTTTTTCTTTAGCTCTATTTAAAATGTTTTTAACATCATAACTATTAATATGTAATTTTTCAGCAATATCATCTTTAGTTAATTCATCGCGATTTTCAACATACATCAAAAGAACTTGTTTTTCTAATCCTGTAAGTTTAGCAAGTTCATCTTCTAATTTTCTTTTTAATTCCTTATTACTAGAAAATTCTTCTGGTGTACGATATGATGATGGAATAGTTTCTATTAAAGATGTTGCTAAATCATGTTTATTATCACTTTTAATTGGTGCGTATAAACTATCAATATTTGTTGTTGTTATTGCATCTTTAACATCTATTACAGTTGTATTCATTGTTTTTGCTAGTTCAACTAAATCATATTCATTATCAAAATCTGGATTTCTTTTATATGTCATAATGAATTTTTTTATTGCATTCATTAACATTGATTTTTTTCTAGCACCGAAAAGTGGTGTTATTCCTAGTGCATGTTTAATACCATCATTATTTGCTCTACGAGTTATCGCTAAATTTATGAAATTTGTTATTTGTCCACCAAATTTATTTTTCTCTAAATCGATATCTAACAAAATATCAAAAAACATACTAATAACAACTGCTTGAACATCTTCTTTGGAAACAACATTATAATTTTTTCTTACAAAACTATCAACAATTCTATTTATTAAGCCATTATATTTTTTAGTTAAAGCCAAAAATGCTTTTTGATCTTTTTTAATTTGTACAGCTCTTATTTGTTCAAATAAATCATCCTCTGTTAAAATATCGGCTACTTTCATAGTTGCGAATTTAACAATTTTTGATGCTAATTTTTTTATAAAATTAACTTGCATTTTTCAATTTCCTTTTATTTTTACGGTTTTCAACATGTTCCCATCGTTTTTCTGAATCAGCACCAACTATACAATCTATAGGTCTATGTTCACTACCAGTTACTTTACCATAAACTGGTGATATCAATTTTTCTGTTTCTCCACCACATTTACATGGAGGGTTGGCTTCACTTAATTTCAAAAATTCTTCAAATTTTCTTTTACATTTTTTGCAGATTAAATCATAATTTGGCATATTTACCTCACACGTAGATTCTAAGTCTATCACGACTTTTATATCTTTTTTGAATACATTCTACACATAAGATTTCACCAAATGCTACCTCTAAAATTTCTCTTGATTTTTTATCTACAATTTCAATTCTTATTCTAGCATAATCTTCACGATCACGATTACAAGATGGACATTTCATTGAATCTCCTTTAATCTTTTAAGACTATATAATATTAACAGTATATAAAAACAATATAAAACGCCACAAAAATTTTAGTTCTTGTGGCGTTTAGCTAAATGATACGAAATTTTGAATTATGCTACTATTTTGGTTTTTCTTTTCATAGCAAATTTTTGTTTTATTTCTTTAAAATCATCTTTCAAATATTCAGCCATTTTTTTCTTTGATTCTAAAATATCAATAATAGTAGTTATTTCTTTAGTTATTTTTTTTATATCTTCATTTATATTTTTTTCTTCAATTCTTGATAATCTACTTAATTTTATTTCTAGAATATTTTTAATTTGTTCTGTATTCAAATTATATTTAACTTTTAATTTTTGTGCAATATCATCACTAGAATCACTTTTTCTAATGATTTTAATAACATTTTCAATATCATCAATTATTTTAGCATAACCTTCTAAAATATTTAATTGTTTTTGTTTTTGTTGTAGTTTGTATGTAAAATGATTTTTAGCTATTTCTTTTCTAAATTCTAAATATGATTTCAAATAAGTCAATAAATCAAATAATTTAGGTTTATTTCGTTCTAATGCTAAAAAATTAAAAGAAAACTTTTCTTCTAAGGCTGTGAACCTATATAATTTAGATATAATATCATCTTCATCATTTTTCTTGCTAAATTCTAGAACAATACACATACCATTTCTGTCAGTTTCATCCCTAACATCCATTACTCCTTCAATCTTTTTCATTTTTATTAAACTAAAAATTTTTTCTAATATCTTTTCTTTACTAACTTGATATGGCAATTCAACTATTTGTAATCCTTGACGTCTTTTAACATCTAATGATTCTATTTTAGCTTTAACAATTATAGTACCACGACCTGAATAAAATTGTTCTTTTGATGTATCATATCTTGCAATTCCACCTGATGGAAAATCAGGACCTTTAATAAACTTTAACACATCATGTAAAGTCCCATCCTCATTGTCTATTAGATATATTAAAGCATCTATCACTTCACCTAAATTGTGTGATGGTATATTAGTAGCCATACCAACAGCGATGCCTGATGACCCATTAACCAATAAATTTGGGAATCTGCAAGGTAATATCATTGGTTCTTTTTGTGTAGAATCGAAATTATCAATATATTCAACAGTATTGTATGATAAATCATCCAACATCAATTCACTAATTTTTTCTAATCTTGCCTCAGTATATCTCATTGCTGCAGCACCATCGTCTATCGAACCAAAAGCACCTTGTCCATCTATTAGTGGATGTAATAACGAAAAATCTTGTGCCAATCTAACTAATGTACCATATATACTTGAATCACCATGTGGATGAAATTTTCCCATCACTTCACCAACTATTCTTGCGCATTTTTTGTGTGGTGTATTTTTTCTAAGACCTAATTCATGCATAGCAAATAAAATACGTCTTGCAACAGGTTTTAAACCATCTCTAAAATCAGGTAATGCTCTATCTGTTATAACTGCTTTAGAATAATCTAAATAACATTTTGAAATTTTTTCTTTTAAATTAACATCAAAAATCTCTTCACTCATTATCGTTTTCCTCTTTTTCGTCGTCTTTAATTTCTTTGCATCTGATTGTTCTAATTATTTGAATTATACCTTGAAATACAACTAATAAAATAATAACAGTTAGTACTGGTGAATTTGACATCCAATTTAATATTTGCATTTTATACCTCAATAAATTTATCGTCCAAATTTTCCATAATAAATTTTCTACGTTCAGTTGGATCATCACCCATTAAAATATTTAGCGTTTTTTCAATTTCTTCTGCATCTTCAATAGTAATTTTTTCTAATTTTCGTTTTTCCATATCCATAGTTGTATCATATAATTGTTCTGCATTCATTTCACCTAAACCTTTGAAACGTTGGATCAAAATATTTTCATATTTTTGTTTATACTTTTCTAATTGTCCTTCATCATCTAAATACTTTACTTCGTTTTTAAATGTTACTCTATATAATGGTGGTTTGGCAATATACAAATGTCCATCTTCAACAACTTTTCTCATATATCTATAAAACAAAGTTAATAATAATGAAACTATATGAGATCCATCAACATCAGCATCAGTCATTAAAATTATTTTTCCATAACGTAATCCAGTTTTATCATTATTAGCGTTCTTAATATCAATTCCTAAAGATGATATAATATTTTTAATTTCTTGACTTTCTAATATTCTATTTACTGATGAACCTTCAACATTTAATACTTTCCCTTTTAATGATAAAATTGCTTGATAATCTTTATCCCTGGTAGATTTACAGTTTGAACTTGCTGAATCGCCTTCTACAATAAAAACCTCACATTTTTCTCTTTCTTTCGAAACACAATCTGTGAGTTTAATTGGTAAACCTAATGATTCAAATCTTCCGGATTTTTTTCTAGCCATTTCTCTAGCTTTTGCTGCAGCGTCTCTAACTCTAACAGTTTCAGCTATTTTAGAAATAATTTGTTCACATACAGTTTCATTTTTTTTGAAATATGCTGTTAATTCTTTTTTGCATGTTTCTTCAATTTCAATTCTTAAATCAGCATTATTTAATTTTGTTTTAGTTTGACCTTCAAATTGTGGATATTTTAATTTTGCATTTACAACAGCTACTAAACCTTCTGATACATCTCTAGGTAAAACATTAGCTGAAAAATCATGTAATAATTTGTTTTTATCAATAAATTCAACTATTACTTTTAATAAGGCATTTTTAAATCCATTTAAATGTACACCACCATTAACTGTATTGATATTATTAGCAAATGTTAAAACTTTTTCAGTATATTTTCTGTTATATTGAAATGCTATTTCAAATGAAAAATCTTTTTCTTGCCTTTCAATATAGATAATATCATTTATTACTTCTACATTTGAATTAAGTTCTTGAACAAATTGTTTAATTCCACCAGTAAAACAAAATTCTTCAGTTTTATCTTTTATAAGATCATTTAATATTAATTTTAGCTCATGATTCAAATATGCACGTTCTTTTAATCTATTAGCTAAAGTTGTAAAATCAAATTCTAAAACATTAAATATTTGTTTATCAGGCTTAAAATATGTTTTTGTTCCAGTACCTTTTGTTTTAGCTATTGGCTTAACATCATATTTCTTTTTTCCGCGTTCATATTCTTGACAATAAACTTTACCATCTCTCCTAACTTCTACTTTGCACCATTCAGATAAAGCATTTACAATTGATGCTCCAAGTCCATGAAGACCGCCAGACGTTTGATAAGAATCTTTTTTAAATTTTCCACCTGCATTTAATTTAGTCATTACAATTTCTAAAGCAGAAACACCTTCCTTGTGTGTATCTACTGGAATACCTCTTCCATCATCTTCAACTGATAATATTCCATCAGGATGAATTGTAACTGTTATTTGTTTACAATGTCCAGCTAAATATTCATCTGTTGAATTATCTATTAATTCATATACTAAATGATGTAATCCTTCAGTATTCACATTTCCTATGTACATTGAAGGATTTTTTCTAACAGGTTCTAAATCTTTTAAAACCTCAATTGAATTAGCATCGTAAGTTTTATTATTCATATTTTTTTATATCTGAAAGTTTTTTAACACCATCCCCATAACTATCTTTCGATTTTTCACCAGCTTTTTTATTTTTAGCTGTCATATCTTTTTTCATTTTCATATCTTTACTTGGCCAATTATTACCTTTAAGAATGAAATTAGATGACGACGACATCATCCTTTCACAAGTACTATTACATTTTTCACATTTTATTATTGGATTAGAAGAGATAGAATGAAAATTTTCTTGAATATTTTGACATGACGAGCATTTGTAATCATAAGTAGGCATTAAATCTCCTTAATTTTTATTTAATCTAATCTTAATTTAATTATATATTTATTTGAAACTTTTCTCTACAAGTTTTTCATTTATCAACTTACAAGCCTGTTCAATGTTATGTACTATTGGAATTATTTCTGATAAAGCTGTAAGATCAAATATTTTTTTATCTTCACAAACTACTACAAAATTTCCTTTATGTATTTTAATAAAATTTAAAATTGTTAAAATTTGTCCAAGATGCAAACTTGTTATAGTTGTACTTTTATCAATAATTAAAATACAATTATAATCAAATTGTTTTAATTGTTTAAATAAAATTTCTTTACTTTCAAAAGTTAAAAGTTTAGAATATTCTATAATTGCATAATTACAAGCATCAGAAATTGTATATCCATTAGCTTGTGATATCAACTCAACATAATTATTTTGTTCTTTTTCAAATATTTTTTTGATTCTAATTTTTGATTCTAAATATTGAATCCAACTTATAATTTCTTCATGTTCATTTTTTTCTATAATTGCTGAAATAGATTCATCAAATAAACTTTCAGAGAAAAAATCTTGTAAATTTTCACCTATTATAGCAAATTCTGCATCAGTTCTTTTAGAAATTAATTTAATTAATTCATGTCCAGTAATATCTTGTAACGATTCTTCAGTAATGATAATATCATAAATTTTTGGATCTTTTTCTGAAAAATCTAAAGGGTTAGTAAAATATTCTATATTCCAATGTTGTTTAGTTGATAATATTTCTTTAATGAATTCATTTTGTTTCAAACTAGGATCAATAAAAGCTATTTTCATATCACATCCCCTTCAATTTTCCATAAATATTTAATATTGTTAATATAACAGTCACTAAAGTAATAGCTACTCCAAAAATCCATCTGGTAATTACTAAAGATGTTTTTATTTCAGTTTTAAATGTTAAAAATTCTTTATCTAACTTATCTAATTCATTGATTAAAGAATCTGAATTTTTTGAACGAGATTCATCTTTAAATTTGTTAAATGATTCTTTTAATTCTGAATGTCGTTCTTCTATATAACGAATTCTATTATCAGATTCTAATTTTCTTATCGGTGTAGTGTCCAAATGTGAACGTAATTCAGCTTTTAAACTAGCAATTATTTTAGATTCACGTTCTAATCTATTAAAAACAGTTCTAATATCTTCAATAACCTGAATTTGGTTTTGAACTGAATCTTTTAATTGTTGTTCAATTCTTATTAGCGTATCTCTTTGCTGTTGATCCATTTATTGTTCCCTTTTAGTTATTAATACAACTAAATAAAAACAATAGAAATTTTCTATTAAATATTATTACCAATTTAATTTTACTTCTTGAATATCTTCAACCATTAATTGTAAATATTTGCCATTTTTATATAAATTTTCTGATAAAGAAAATAAAACGTCAAATTGTTGATTATCATCTTTCATTATTTGTGAATATTCATTTAACCAAAAAGCTGGTGCAGATAAAGTTTTATTTAATTGTGAAATTTTTAAAATTAAATGTCGATCTTTTACTTTTTTTTCTACAACTTTAACATCTCGTATTATGAAAGAAGGTTCTTCATTTTCTGAACCATAAGGTTCTAATAACATCAATTCATTCAAAAATTCAAAAGTAATTTCTTTTTCTTTTAATTCTAAATTAGCCTTTGTTGAAGGAATCAAAGAATCTATCGGCATTATCTTATCAGCAATTTCATTGATTTTCAACGAAAATGCTTCTATGTTTTCTTTTTTTATCTTTATACCTGCAGCCATAGCATGTCCACCAAATCGTTCTAATAAATCATTACATTTTTGTAATGATTCCAATAATGGAAAACCTTCAATATTTCTAATAGATCCATAACCTATTCCGTCAGAATCTATTGCTATTAAAATTGTTGGTCTGGTATAAAATTGCGTTATAACTGACGCTACTATTCCAATAACACCTTTATTCCATTTATCTGAACTAATCACTAAAATTTTATCATTTAATTTTGAATTTAATAAACTAATTACATTTTCTTTTATTTCTCTTTCTATCAATTTTCTTTTTTCATTATAATTGTTCAATTTTCTATATAATCTTTCACATTCTATTTCATTATTACATAACAAAAATTTAATTGTTATATTTGCAGAACTCATTCTACCAGGTGCATTTAATCTTGGTCCAATCATAAATCCAATAACTTCTGACGTAATTTTACGACCAAAAATATTTAATTTGTTCATCATTGTTAATAAAGGTATTTGTTTTGTTTTACTTAATTTTTGCATACCATATTTTACTATTATTCTATTTTCATCTATTAATGGAGAAACATCAGCAACAGTTGCTATTGCAATATAATCAAGACAACTTAATGCATTTAAATTTTCACCAGATAATTCTAATGCTTGTATTACTTTAAAAACAACTCCTGCCCCACATAATTCTTTAAATGGATATTTAGAATCTTTTCTTTGTGCATTTACTAATGCTAGAGGTTTTGCAGTTATTGTATTATGATGATCTAAAACAATTACATCTATTTTATTATCATTAGCTAATGAAATTTGTTTATCATCAGAAGAACCACAATCACATGTTATTATTAAAGAATAATTCAATCGTTTTGCTGTATCAACTACATAATTATTCAATCCATAACCATATTTTCTATGAGGTGTTAAAACTAAAATATTTTTTTTATTGAATCCAATTCTGAATAATGCTCTTGTTAAAACAGATGCAGCAATTGTTCCGTCTGCATCATAATCACCATAAATAATAATTTTTTCATTTTTATCTCTAGCAATTTTTATTCTTTTAATACATTTATTCATATCTGGTAATAATAAAGGATCATGTAACTTTTTGATGTCACAATCTAAAAAATTTTTAATTTTATCGTTAGAATCTAAACCTTTTTGTAGAAGGATCGTTAAAAAATTCTTGGAAAATTTTGTAGCTTTTTTAAGTCTACTGATTTTCAAAGATGGAAAGTTGCATTTTCTTAGATTCCACTTTTTTTCTACCATATTTTTTTAATTCCAATTTTTTTTCAGCACTTTGTTCTTTAATAGGTTTATAAAAATTTTTATGTTTGTAAAAATATTGATATAATAATTGTTGTATTAACTCATCAATAAAATCTATTACTATTACTTCTTCTTTATCTTTATATTCACGTTGCGTTCTTCCAATTATTTGTGGAATTAAAATAGAAGATTTTTGTGGTACTGAAATTATACATATTTTTAATGGTTTAGCATTAAAACCTTGTTTTATTATCTGAGTTCCAAATACTACATCTATTTCTTCTTTTTGCACCTGATTTCTTATAAGTTCTTGTTCTCGCGTTTTCATCTTTTTTCCATCAGGTGTTTTATAAGAAATTATTGCAGTTTTTAATTGTGAATTTCTTTCTTTAACTTTTTGTTGTAAAGTTGCTAAATGTGCTATTCTACATGAATAAACAAAAATTAAACCAACATTAGAATATTCTAAAATTTTATCAACAATCAAATTATTTCTATCTTCATCATCTATTAACTTTTGCATCATTGCTGTATATTCATTTTTTCTATTGTCATGTTTAAACGAAAATTTTGTTTTAACGAAATCAAATTTAACAGGAATAATTCACCATCATCAATTTTAATTATTTTTCCTATATAACAAACAATAATTTTACTTTTGCCATCAGAACGTATTGGTGTTGCAGTTAATCCACTAATTTTTTTACATTTAAACATTTGTAATAATTTTAAATATTGATTTCCACCACCTTCATGACATTCATCTGCAATAATATATCCATACATTTCAGATATTTTTCTTTTCTCATCTCTAGATAAATTAGCTAATGATTGAACTGTTGCTAATGTTATTTTACCGTGTGTTTTTGAATCACCATTAAATATTCCAATATCTTTTTCATCTATAATAAACATTTCTAAAATTTCTGATTTCCACTGTTGTAATAATAAATTATTTCTTAATAAAATTAATGTTCTCAATTGTATTTTATAAACTGCTATCAAAGTTAATATCGTTTTTCCTTTTCCACAATTAAATTTTAAAATAGAATTTTGAGAATTAACAATTTTGTCTATCGCATCATATTGATAATACCAAGGTTCTGTAGATGGTTTTAATATATAAATTAATTTTTCAAAATTAGGCCTTATATCTTTATAAAAAACTTGTATTCCTTTTTTTCTAAATTGTTCTTCTAAAATTTCTTTTTTAATAGATCTTGGTAATGCTATGTATTTTGAATCTATTAAATACAAATACAAATATTGCTGAATATGTTTTGGAACAAATCCTTTTCCATATTTAACACAATCTTCAAATTCTGGATTTGAGATTGTTAAATCGGATTTAAAAAATTGTAAAATTTCTATTGGAGTATTTTCTAATGGAATTAAATAACCATGTGAAATTAAAATTTCAATTGAATTTGATATTTTAGATGATGTTTCAACAACTTCAATAGTTTTAAGAACAGGAAATTTAATTTTTCTAACATCTCTAAAATTCCAAAATTCAAATTGATTTTTCATTAGAATTAATAATATAATTGATCTGTTTAATGCAATTTGTGTATTGTTCTATTGGAACATTAGTCATAATATAATGAGGTTTTGATTTAATTTTTTGTAAAATAAATTTTCTTTTATATTGATATTTCATTCTATTTTCAATATCACATAATTGCATTCCACGTTTTAAACAACGTTTTATGCGTTCTTCCTCTAATACATCTAAATACACAATAAAATCAATATCTTTGTAAATACCAGTTTCAAACAAAATGGCAGATTCTATAACTATATTTTTTTTATCTTTACACCATTTCTTAAAATATGACATTACAAATGGATGAATAAGATTCTGAAATTTTTTATTTTTATTTGAAAAAACTATTTTTCTTAATGTTTCTTTAGTAACATTATCTACTTTAAATGTTGTTTTTATTAGTTGCTGTATTTTTTTTGATGAATAAAGGTTTTTTGTCTCATTATCTGTATTAAAAACATTATAACCATATTTTTGAAGTAAATTACAAAAAGTTGTTTTACCTGAACCCATATTTCCAGTAACACCAATAACAAAATTTTTCATACAGCATCCTGTTCATCATAATCAAATAATTTATGTCTACTTTTTTTACTCTTATTTTTTTGTTTTTTTTCTTCTTCTTTAACTATTTCTTTTTTTTCTGCAAAAAATCTGCGATCCATTAAATTATCAAAATCAGTCCAATTTTCTATTGCTATTGAAATTAATTGTGAAGATTGATTAAATTCTGAATCAATTTCATCAGCTTTATGTAATATCAAAGCTTCTTGCGTCATAGGAATAATAGGACTACCTTTTTCAAGTTCACCATGATGACTTAATATTGCATGAGCTATTAACATTTGTTTGGTAGAATCTAATTTATTTAAAGTAGCAATTTGCATAAATCGGTGATAGCCAATAGAAATATGTCCTAATAAACGACCAATATCACTCATATCTATAGTAATTCTAAATTTATATGAATCCATTTTTCCAATGTCATGAAAAAAAGCTGCTGCTAATAAAATATCCAAATTAACACCAGTATATTGTTGTGCAATTGTTTTACAAATTTTAACAACACTTAATGTGTGTTCTAACAAACCATATAAATAAGCATGATGTACTCTTCCTTTTCCACCAGGACAAGTAGTAAATCTTGAAACAAAACTTTCATCATTAACAAATTCTCCAATTACCATTTTAATTTGTTCATCTGAAATAGTTCTTAAAAGTTCTTTCAATTCTTCCCACATTTGATCTTTATTGTCTTTAACAACTAACAAAAAATCTTCAATATTGTATTTTTCAACTTTATGATATGATTCAATAGAAAATTGATTTTTTCCAGTATAAAGGCTTGCTTTTCCCTTAACAAAAAATATATCTTCTGTGAATGTATGTTTTTCTGCGTTATCCCATAACATTCCAGAAATTGTTCCTGTTTTATCTTGTAAAGAAAGCGTTAAAAAACATCCTTCTTTTTGTTTAAATGGTTTTAAAGTAATATCAGATACTGCAAAAGTACCTTCAATATTAGAACCATTATTAGCTGTCAAAATTTCATTTATTAACATTTTTACTTTCTTCTCAGATGTATCTAAGAACATCTAGAACTTAATTTAATTTACTAAATATATATTACCATTATCTATACCAAGTATATGCTTTATTGACATTCTCTATCCAAAATGTCAATATTGAATTATTGTCATTAGTATCAATAAATCCCATTTTGCCTACCCATTCAAAAAATTGCCAACCAGGTTGATGATCTTCAGAATTGTCAACTACTATAGCAGTAGCAAAAAAACCACTTTCAATATAAGTTTCCTTTGAAATTCTTGCCAAGTAATCTCCAATTATATGTCTATCCAATCCTGACCAATCCCAAACATGAATTTGATAATTTAACATATTAGGAAAATTAAATATGATACCATTTACCAATTGTGAATACGTTATTAATCTTCGACTATGTCCAGTTTGTACAATTCTTCGTTTCAACTCATTAAAAGCATTTTCATCTTTGTCAGCATATTCCCATTTAATAGAATTTAAATAATCTATAACAGTTTGATTCGGCATAAAACCTCCTCACAAAATAAAATTAGTATTTAAAAAATTAGAAGTATTTTGTTTTATAATATCAGAAAAAACATACTTTGTGGCTTCTTTTGTTGCAACAATACTTCTTATTGAAAAAGCTTTTAATGCATCAGATATTGAAAGTGTTCCTTCAGCAGAATCTTTTCGACCATTAAATGGAAATGAATCAGGACCACGTTGACATTGACAATTAATATTTACTCTTGAAACTTGATTTGTAAAAATATCTATCAATTTACCAAGCTGTTCAGGATTTTCAGTAGAAAAAATACTTACTTGTTGTCCAAAATTACTTTCTACTACAGCATTTATCGGTTCTTCTATATCATCATAATAAACAATTGGTACAACAGGTCCGAATTGTTCTTCGTGAAATATTCTCATATGTTTATTTACATAAGTTAAAACGACCGGTGTAAATAATGTAGGCATATTTTCTGAATAAGGATGTAAACTATTAAGATTGTTTTTTGTAATACACCAACCACCACATAAAGCTTTAGCACCGAAACCAACAGCATCTTTTATAAGTGACATTAAATATTCACATTTTCCATCTTCTGGTAATGGTGTTATATTTACACCTTCTTCCCACGGCAATCCCATTCTAAGTTTAAGTACTTCTTCTACAAAAGCATCAGTAAAAGGTTTAGCTATAGATCTTTTAACATATAACAATTTCAAAGCTGTACATCTTTGACCATTAAAAGTTAATGTTCCAAGCAAACATTCTTTAACTGCATTTTTAATATCTGCTGTTTCTGTAACAATTCCAATATTTTTTGCGTCCAATCCTAATATACTCTTAAGTCTATGTGGTTTTGGATGTTGTCTTTTCAAAATGTCTGCAACTTTAGATGTTCCAATAAATGCTAAAACATCTATCTTGCCAGAAGACATTAAAGGCTCTATAATTGTTTTACCATCACCATAAATAGAATTAACAACACCTTTAGGAAAACATGTTTCAAAACATTCTAAAAGTGGAGCAAATAAAAGAACACCAAATTTAGCTGGTTTAAATATTATTGTATTACCCATTATCAAAGCAGGTATTAATGTAGTGAATGTTTCATTAAGAGGATAATTAAACGGTGCCATACATAAACATACACCAAAAGGTGAACGACGTATTTGTGCTATAACACCTGAATCAGAAATAAATTTAGATGAATTTCTATCAAGATCAACTAAAGCATTAATTGTTTCAGTGATATATTGAATTGTTCTATCAAATTCTGACTCTGCATCAATTCTTCTTTTACAAATTTCCCACATCAATAAATTAACTATTTCTTCCCGTCTTTCTTTCATCATATCTCTAAATTTAGATACACATTCAATACGTTTTGAAACTGTACTAGTTGGCCATTCACCTCTTCCATTATCATATGCCTTTACTGCAGAATCCAAAATCTCCAATACAGTGCTTTTACTCATTAAAGGATGTTTTCCTATTACAATTCTTTTTCCATTTTCACAAACAGGCGAATATACATCATACATTTCTTCATTCCATTTAAATAACAGTGATCTATCGTTAATATCGCTGCTTGACAAATAATAATCTTGATTGACAAATGGACTTTTCATTAAATTCTCCTTATAATAAAATAGCACCTGAATGAATCCAATCATAATAAATATGTCCATTTGGATATATTATCAATTGTCTTAATGTTGAATCTTCGGGTTTTAAAGTTAAACAATTACTAATACAAACATTTTGACCATCATAATCATATACTGTTGCACCATGAACTAATTCCATCAATTTAGTTGTTTTTTCAGAGAAAGTAAATATTTTAAAAATAGAATTTAATTCTGCAGGATTAAATTGATGATGTTTAGTCCATTCCAAAACATCATCGTCTTTTGCATTTTTTGTTGTTTCAACAGCTCTTATAGTAAGTTGTTCTACACCACTAACTTTACAAAAATCAATTAATTGAGTAATTTTATAATATGAATCAATAAATCCTTTAATCATAATACATGAAAATCTAACTGAAAGTTTAGCATCATGAATTTTTTCTACCAATTTAACTAAATTTAATGGTTCATCATAACCATAAATTAAATTATTTCTGAAAGAATTATAATGAACCATTGAAACTATAATTGTTGTAACACCTGCATCATACAAACGTTTCAAGAATTGTTTGGATAATCTAGATCCATTTGTTTGTAGTTCTATGAAGGGGAAATATTCATTGAGTAATTTGGCTGCTCTAATGACTTCATTTTCATTTAATGTAGGTTCACCTTTACCAGTTATTAACGCAGTTGAAACACCATTTTGTTGTGCAAATTTAAAAGCTTTATGTAAATTTCTTAAATTAAAATCTTGATTAACTGACATTTTTCCTGTCATTTTTGAAATACAAAATGGACATTTAGCATTACATGCATTACTACCAACAATCATAGATACTGTTTGAATTTTCATTTTATATCCTTGCTAAAATCACATACAGTATATTCACCATATAATGTTGTTTCTGATTCATAAATACCTTCATTATCTTTCAACAACATTGCTGGAATTTTTGATTTAATATTTACATAAATTGAAAATGCATTTATAAATTTAAAAGATGATTTATTTTTAGAAAAAATTCTTGAAGAAAATTGACCTGGTTTTTTAATTTCTGTATTCAATTTTAAGTTATTCAAAATTGTTTCTACTTTAGTTTGACATTCTTTCATATTAGAACCATTACGTTTTAATACTAATTCAGGATATTCATTTTCATCAAAACAAATGAAAAAATCTTCACCTCTTATTACAGGTTCTTTATAATATTTATTATCATCTGCTTTAATAAATATTGCACCTAAACTCATTTTCATATTCCTAACATTTTGAAAAAGTTTTCTTCACTTAAAATTTCTATTTCTAATTCAACTGCTTTGCCACTTTTAGAAGAAACAGATCCTGGATCCACTTGAACCAAATATGTTAATCCTTTTTTCACAGAAGATACTGTACCACTATTTTCTTTTACTAATAGTTCCATTTCATCTCTAACAAATCTTTTACCAGTTTTAGGATTCAATTTATTAATTGCACCTGTAAAACAAAATGATTTTCCTAATAAAATATCAGAATAAATTTTAATTTGTTCTTTTTCTTTTATAGTAATACCTGAATTTAAAAGGTTATCAACAAATTGACGTTTAGCTTTTAAACCAGTCAAAATAAATTTTGCAGTTTTTTCTTCTATACCTTTTATCTTCACCAATTCTGATTCACTAATATTATAAATTTTTTCAAGAGTATCATATCCTGCATTTACAAGCATTTCAACTCTTGATGTTGAAAAATTATACATATTCAAATTACCTAATAATTCAGGTAATGTTAATTCTTTCCTATCATTTAAATTTTTCAAAATTTTCTTTGCTGTTTTTTCTCCTAAACGTTCTAAACCTGCAATATCATTTTCTTGTAATTTATAAAAATCAGCTGGTTCTTTAATTTTTCCAGCCTTATACAAAATGTTAATAATTCCTTCACCTAAAAATTTTACTTTTATTCCACCAATCCATCGTAACAAATTTCCTACAGTTAAAGCAGGACAATTATCATTTGGACAAATTAAAAATTTTGATTTTTTAGAATCTTTACCATCAATTTCTTCTTCTTCAATTAAAGTTTCATGTCCGCAAATTGGACAATGCTTAGGATATTCTATTCTTTCACCATTTTCTTTTTTAATAATTCTTTCTATTTGTGGTATTACGTCATTTCTTCTGGATATTTCTACAATATCACCATAATTAAATTTAAAACTATTAAATATTTCTACATTATGTAATGAAGCATTTGATACTGTTATACCACCAACATCTACAGGTTTTAATTTTGCTACTGGAGTAATTCTTCTATTTCTACCATTACTCCAAATAACATCTAAAATTGATGTTTGTACTTTTAAACTTTCAAATTTAAAAGCTATTTGAGCTTTTGGTTTTTCATTTACTAATCCCAATTTTTTTTGTAATGTTAAAGAATTTGCTTTTACAACCAAACCATCAATATCATATGGTGTATTTGCTCTAATTTCAGTTTGATATTTTCTATAATGTTTTATTATTTCATCAATTGTTCCTACAATATATGGACTTACTTCATATCCTAATTTTTGTAATGCTTCCATCTTTTCAAGTTCTGTTTCGAATTCATAATCTTCAATTTCAATATCATAAGTTAAAACAGAAAGTAAATCACTATTTGAACCATCAAATCTTTTAGCTGTTCCACTTGCTGCATTTCTAGGATTTTTTGGTATTTTTGTATTTGCTTCTTTTGCCCTGTCTGTCAAAATTTTAAAATCATCACGTTTTAAAACAACCTCACCTCTAACAGAACATTCCATATTTCCTTTTATTTTATTTTGTGCACCTTTCATTTTAATTACATTAGAATAAATATTTTCACCAATGAATCCATCACCTCTAGTAATACCTTTTTGCAAAGTAGAATTTTCATATTCTAAATTAAGTGATATACCATCCAATTTTTCTTCACAAATATATAACTCATCATTAATAGTATTTGCCCAATTTATTAGTTCTTCTTCAACATTAACTTTATTTAAAGAAGACATTGATATTTTATGTTTCGATTTTTTCCATTCTGATGTTTTAGTAGCACTTCCTATTTTAGAAAAGAATAAATCATCCGGAGATAATTCTGATAATTCATCATATAACGAATCATATTCTTCATCTGACATTATAGAAATTGCATCGTTGTAATATGAATCGCTAGCTTTAACCAATTGTTTTTTGATTATTTCTATTCTTTGTTTTATTTCTAATTCAGTTTTTTCCATTTTTATTCCTTTAATAAATCCTCTGATAATGCATGTTTAGACCAAAAATCTATTGATTGTTGTTGTTCTTCAATAGTTTTTAAAGATAAATCATTTGGTTCTTTAGCAGCTAATTTCCCACCAAAAACAGTTACTAAAACAAATTCTTTTTGACGATTATTATATGCAACAATAAATGTTAAATATTTTGTTTTTCTAAATGGTAATTTTACCATTCTACTTTTATATTGTCTTCTACCTCTATTAACATAAAAAACATTTTCTTCTAAAATAGGTTCATCACCCATTAAAGGTCCATATAAAGCACAATCTATTTCACCTAAATGTTGTGGTAATTCTATAGTTTTAGTACATGTTTCCTGCAATGAACTAAATGATTCAAGTAACCAATCTAAAATATGTTTAGATACACAATTATCTTTATAAGTACCAATATTTATTTTCATAGTATATATGTCATCAAAAAAATACAAAAAAGATTAAAAACTTTTTTGTGAGACATATTCTAACAAAAAAGATGGCCTACCATAAGCTTTCTTTTTTGTTTCAAGTTTTTTAATTTCAAACATCGAAGATATTTTTCTTCTAAAATTATGTGCTGTATCTATCTTATTTAAAATAACAGTATAAATATTTTGAAGTTCATTCCATGTAAATTGTTTAGGTAATAATTCAAATGCTATCGGAGTATATGATATTTTTCCTATGATTCTATTTAATAAATCTTTCAAAATTTTATCATGATCAAATGCTAATTTTTTAGGTAAAGATTTTAAAGAAAACCATTTTGCATCATCAACATCATCATCAGCTTCTATTTTTTGTTCTAATATTTTATCGTATGAAACTAACGCAAAATATACTACTGAAATTACACGTGTTCCTTTAGGTGTAAATTCTCTTGGATCTCTTCCTGGATCTCCATACGTTTTTAATTGTTCAAAATACATGTTTTTAATATGTGTTTCTTCTTCTAATTCACGCGCTGCAGCTTGTTCAAGAGATTCTTTTCTAGCTAATTCTAAAAATCCTCCAGGAATTGCCCACCATCCAGGAAAAGCTTCTGTATCTTTTTTTCTTTTAACTAAAAGAATTTTTAAATCGTTTTCAAAAAAAGAACAAATCGCTATATCAACAGCCACAGAAGGTTTAGGAAATTTAGTAGCATCATAATTTTCTAAATTATGATTAATTTCTTTTTTTTGTCCTATTAACTTTTCCATTTAATTAATTCCTAATTCATTTTTACAAATTTTTATTTGTTCAGAATCTCCAAGGTTTTTTGAAGCTGAATCACTTAATTTAATCGTCTTGATCCATTTTTTATATTCTTGTAAATAAGCTTCTGTCATTTTAATAACTATATTTAATGGTTTAGCTCCTACATCATTAGTTTCCCAAGTTCCTATTCCATAAGCATCACGCATTGGCCATTGTTTAATTGCATTCTTTAATTTATTTAATGTCTCATAATCTTTTATAGAATCTGAAAAAAGTTCAGTTTTAGTAGTTGGATCTATTCTCATACTTTTATAAAAATTGTATGTTTTAATTAAGTGTTCTATTGGATCATCACTATCTTGCCTAACTCCATCATTTAATTTTGCAAACTTTAAATCAAAAGTTTTATAAAAAGCATCAGTTGTAAATGTATCAGTTAATGCTATTCCTAATGCTCCTTCATAAACTTTAGCCCAATTTTCACTTGCCATTCTATTAGCCATTTTAAAACCATAAGTTGCCGCATGAAACATATAAAATTCATGTGCTATAGTTCCAAAAATATTCATATCTAACATATGACCAAAATGAGGATTGCTTGTACCTAATAACATTCCTTTTTGATCTTCTAATACTTCTAAATGATTATCATATGAATATCTTCTTCTAGTTCCCATCTCTATAACAGGAAAACTGTTAGATTGAAAAAACTTTCCTTTTTTAATATTATTCTCTTTTCTTTCTTCTCTACTCTTTATTTCTGGTTGTATCATTTTAAAATAAAGTTCACTAATTGTCCCCATTAAAGGCGTTTCCCATAAAATTGTTCTAAACCAATATCCTTGTATTTTTACATATAGATGACCTTCATCATCTTGAAAAATATCAACTTCATTAGGATCAAATTTATATCCTTTAAGAAAATTTATGTATACTGGGTCGAAATAATAACATTTGTTTTCATACCAAGACATTTGTTCATCAGTACACGTTAAATCTCTAAAATATTTAACTATGTACCTTAATTCCTTAGCAAATCCATTTGGATAGATAGTATTGTTTCTATCTATAAATTCATATCTAACTATAGCTCTTGGAAATAATTTACAAACAGCATTCTGCATCGAGAATTTATATTGATCACTATCTAACATAGAATGTACCATATTTGTTTCCTTATTTCAAAGTTACTGAATATACTGTTTTGTTATCAATTATCATTACTTTATTATTATCATTAAATAATTTCATTGTAGAATCTATTGGAGGATTTTTCAAAACTTTTATTTTATCATTATTAAAAAAAGCTTCCAATTTTTCAAAACCTACAAGTAAAATACATAAACCATTTTCTTTAACTGTAAAATTTATTTCATCAATATCTCCATCATCTATTCTTATACTATAAATATCATGACTTTCATTAAAATTAACTATAAATCTTCTATAATTACCATTTTTTTCTGCCAATATTATACAAAATCTTTTCTCATATTTAGCATCTATTATTCTATAACCATCTAATTCTTTTACATGAATATTAATACATGTTTGTTGTTTATAAGGAATTGCTAATCTACATTCACCTAAAATGTCTTGAATGATAACTCCTTTAAATACTTTATAATTATGAAATATATTACAAACTATTTGTGTATGATGAACTAATCTATTTCCAATTTGTGTTAATCCATTTTCCAAAACAGTGTTATTATTTATAGAATAAATTAATCCATTTAATTCCATGAAATTTTGAGCATTTATAGTACATAAAATATTTTTTTGTATAGTTTCAAAAGTTAAAACATTATTATTGAATTTTATAACTATTAATTGGTTATATGCGAATCCAATTTCTGATACTTCATTTTTAATTTGTGAAGTGTATATTAATTTTTTTTCTTCATATATTTCTTTATCAGTCAATAAATATTTTAAACCATTAAAGTATTTAACATCTTTTATAGCAGAATTTAACGAAAATAACTTTTCTACTAAAAATGAATCATTTCCAATAACAATATTTTGTTTAGCAATTGCAATTTGAATTTCATCAGCTAATGGTGGAATAGATCTTTCATTTTTCAAAAATACTTTTTTATACCATTCTAAATGTGATTTTGGAATTACACTTAAATCATTACAATTAGGCGGTAATGTAACGTCTTTATGAAAAACACTAATTCCATCATCCATCATTTTTAATTTAGAAATTTCTTTAGGGGAATAATCTGGATGTCTACCTTTATATGGATGTGTACCTATATATAACTGAAATGAAACAATTGCAAATGAAAACCAATCTGTACCTTCGTTAAATTTTTTATTAGTTCTATCTCTAACAGATTCCATCAATGCTGTTGCTTTATAATGTTGCGTTTGGTATGAATCAGTATCAATATGAAAAACTGTTTTAAAAGAATTATCAATCAAAAAATTCATTTCATTATAATCAACTACTAAAATATTATGTTTATGAATTTCTTTCAAAGTTTTTTGCATGAATTTAACAATATCTACAATCATTTGCTGAGAAATATTATTCCTATCTTTAAATGATTTCACAAACAATTTACAAAGATATTGAATATTATCAAGAAAATTAAGCGTAAATCCTATAGGTTGATTTGTATTATAATCATATACAACATCTATCGGAGTTAATACATGCTGTAAATTTATTTTTTTAAGTTCGGAAATTTTATCAATTGGAATTGTTTTTTTAATATCATGGTAAATTTTGAACCCAATACCATCTTTAACGTAAATTGATCCTTCACCACCTGCACTTTTATAATTAGTTTGACTTAAAGTGATAGAACGATTATTTACTAATACTTTTAAATTTTTTTCCATTTATCCCACATATTGTTGTGCTATAGGTATTCTTCTTCCAGCACCCCATGCTTTAGTATGAACACGTATAGTTGGTGGTGCTTGTCTTCTTTTGTATTCAGCCCTATCAACCATCTTTTTAACTTTTTCAATTATTTTTTTATCAATTTTAGAATAATCAACTAAATCATTCATACTATCATGAATATATCTGTGCAAAATAATATCAAGTATTTCGTATGGTGGTAAATTATCAGTATCTTTTTGATCTGGTGCCAATTCTGCAGATGGTGGTTTAGTAATAATTATATTTGGAATTATTTCTTTCTTATGGAGAACATTATAATATTTTGCTAATTCAAAAACTTCCATTTTGTAAATGTCAGATATTGGTGCTAAACCGCCGTTCATATCACCATATAAAGTACAATATCCTACAGCCATTTCTGATTTATTTCCAGTAGATAATACTAAATTTCCAAATCTATTAGAAAAAGCCATTAAAATCATGCCTCTTAATCTTGCTTGAGTATTTTGTTCTGCCAAAGATTCTTTTTCTGAAAAACAATAATCAAAATTAATAAAGAATTTAATATACATACCTTCTATAGGTATATTATGTAACTTGATACCTAAATTTTCACATAATTTAACTGAATCATTAACGCTTCCATCTGATGAATATTGTGAAGGCATTGTTATTGCTTCAACATTTTCTTTACCTAATGCATCAACTGCCATAGCCAATACTACAGCACTATCAATACCTCCTGAACTTCCTACAACTATTTTTTTAAAATTACATTTAGTAACATAATCTTTAATACCAATTTTAACATGATTATAAATTGTTTCAATATCTGTCATTTGTTTATGTTTTTTAGATTGTGTTTTCCCAAAAATATTTACAATAGATGTATCTTCTTCAAATGATTTCAATACAGATAAAATTTTTCCATTTTTATTTAATGCAAAACTTGCTCCATCAAAAACTATATCATCATTTGCACCAACTTGATTAACATAAACATATGGTATTTTATACTGTTTAACTATGTTAGAAATAACTTCCATTCTTTTTTGTGCTTTTCCAACATTAGATGGCGATGCATTTATAGAAATAATCATTTGACAATTTTCATTTTGCATCAAATCTTCAACTGGATTACATTGATAAAAATTTTGATCATCACCCCAGCTATCTTCACATATCAATAACCCAATATTTATTCCTCTAAATGTAATATATTTTGGAAAATTTCCTGGTTCAAAATATCTGTCTTCATCGAAAATATCATATGTTGGTAATAATCTTTTATGATATGTAGTTAACACTTCGCCTTTTTCAATTACACTTAATGTATTTTTAAATGGTTTTCCTTTTCCTTTATTAAAAGAAATGTGTCCTATAACAATTGCAAAATTAAATTTTTTAGAAGCATTTATCAATTTAGATAAATAAATTAATTGATTATTAACAAAATCTGAACTATAAATTAAATCTAATGGGGGATAGCCTGATAATGCCAATTCAGAAAATACTACTAAATCAATATTATCTGTATCATCAACATTTTCCAATATTGAAATAATTTTATTATAATTATATTCTAAATTACCAATTATAAAATTGCATTGTGCCATCATAATTTTCATACTTCATTCTCCATAAAATTTACTGTTGCACAAAATATATCATCATAATGAAATATTTCATTTTTATCATTTTCTTTTTTCATTCTCAACATCCGTCTTTGTACAAATTCACCAATAGTACTTTTATATGCAACCATATCATTTATAACAGCTATAGGATCTTTGTTATAACTCAAAATACCATCTGAACAAATAGAAATAGATGATAAATTAGAATTATCTATTTCTTCATAATAACATTTATCAAATGGTAATACATCTGTGGATGTAGATGTAAAATTATTTTTAATACTATAAGAATTTAAACTTAAAGCAGGTTTGAAAGTTTGAATATAATTATTATTTCTTATTTCATCTAATCTATACGATAAATAATATGGAGCATTCCCAACATAATTTAAAGATTTGAAAACAATTGTGCCGTCACGATATTTTCTGACAACACAACCATCACCCCACATAAATAAATAACTTCTATTTTCATGCACTACCAATATATTTAAAGTTGCGTCAAATGATGAACCAAGATTTAAATTAAACGATAATGTTTCCATAGCATTAATTATAAAAGTTTCTAATACATTTACTTTATCTGAACTAATAGTTTTAAACCAATCATTAGATAAAATTGCTTTGGCAACATGACACAATAATCTTGAACCAACATCAGAATCTTTAGATGATGAACAACCATCAGAACCAATTAAAAATGTCAAATCATTTATAGTTCTACTTAATACATAATCTTGACAATGATTATGACTTGTTCCTGTTTCTATATAAGAATCATGATTCATCAATTGCACCTTTAAAATGTTATTGGTTGTGAAACTGTTCCGGAACCTAATGCTTGTGAAGTTGACGAAATACTTTTACTAATAAATTCAGCTAATTTAGCTAATTTACCAGCTGATGCTTCTCCAATCCAAACATATTGATCAATTGAAGATTGCTGTTTAAAATTTTCTAAATATTGTTTAGTTTCAACTTCATCACCTACACCAATCAAAACAGTTGTCAATGATTCTAAATTTTCTGCTTTTCTGACAGCTTTAATAAATCCACTAATTTTAGAATTATTAGCTATCTTAGAACTATTTTCTTGTCCATCAGTTATCACAAAAACTATACCATTACAATTGAAATCCATTTTTGTTAAATGTTCTGCATAATGTTGAACAGATTCAATAGAATCCAAAGTTGCATCACATAATGCAGTACAACCAGAAGGTTTTATTGTGCCATCATATTTAGAAATATCAATTTCATGTAATGGTATAAATCCATGTACTTCTTCA